AGCCGCCACTACTTCCTGGTTTATCACTTAAATATCTTGTCCATATCGCAGCAGCTTGTCTGTCGACTAAGTATTCCCCATGTGTATAAAAACGTCCGTCGTCATACTTATGTCCACTTAACGTAATGGGTGTCTCCTCACCTTCGGGTATACCTCCTCTAACTATTAACGCAGTTGCTAATTTAGCAATAGAATCCGATATGCGTATGTTATCTATCTCCGAATTATATCGCAACTCGACACCCGTATCTTGCCCTCGTTTCTTATAGATATTAATAAATTTCCGTGTTACTTTCATGTTTCTAATTTCAAAACTGTATGATATTTCTGCATTATCAAATCGAGTAGCTACTGATAATAGCCTCGCAGTAGTTGTTTCCTCGCCATCCCATGACAACTTACGTGTCAAATTACTTACTTCATTTAAACCTACCTCAAACCCCGTATCCACTGCAAAGTGATCGATGTAATGTTTTATTGGATACGCCTTATCCGCTTCGTATGGTCGATTAATTTCATTTAAAAGATCCAATCCAGCGTCTTCGGCGTAAATAGAAACGTTATTGGTTTTTGTTTCGGAATCAGATATTATGATCGTATAACACACTGTTTCGTCGTCATCCTGCATAAGTAAATAATTACCAACTGCTGTAACTTTTTTAATTTGCTCTCTTGTGTTCTCATCATATGTTAGTTCGCATTTAAAACTTTTTACACCCTGACTTATTTCTTCCGTTTTCAAATCGTGATATATAGTAAGACCATCTGATAATTCGGTGCTTGCCGAATCTAACACATTCATAAATCTATCCGCAAAATATACTATCATTATAACCACGCCTTTCTATATTTCATTCTCCAATCTGGTTGTTGTGCCCACGTGGAATGTACACACCGTATTTCATTAACGCCATGTGATAAATAAAAATCCTCCCAGTCATTACCTAGGGACGCTAATCGGTTTTGAACAACGCCATTTATACTGATTCCTCTAGTCGCACAATCTATCGAAAGTAAGTCGTTTCTTTGGAACTTATTAGGAACGTCTCTCCATACCTTTACGCTATGGCTTGTAAAACGAATAGAACGCAGACAATTCGCAGACATTTCCGTGTTATTTCCCCATTTACCCAAATAAGCACTTATTTCCACAACCTCTACGTCCTTTAGTTCTGGTATTAAAAAACTATGAATTGTACCACTAATATTAAACTCGATTTTATCCTCGAATTTAGAGATGCTAGATCGCCCACGATCATATCCCGTAACCGGACTATTATAGTGTAGCGGCGGATGTATTACGTTCTTAATAGCTTTTCCTTGTACGTATAATTCGCTTCTCCCATAACTAACACCGCCTTGATTTTTAAAAAATGACAAAGCTGCTACATTCTTACCGTTTTTATCGGTCATCAACAATTGAGCTACACCATGATCACCAACTCCCCCTATTGCAAAATAGTGTTGCCATGCGAGGGTGCATTTTTTATCTGGTGGAACTTTATGTGTTATAGACGGACCATGCCATGCGTTGCCGCTTCCATAATTATTGGCGTGTAACATTATACGACTATCATTTGGCCAAACCTGTCCTACCCTTGCGCTGCCCGTTTGTCGGTGTTCATTTGAAACACGTACTGTTGTTGCGTTATTTTGTGTCCATCCGTTCAAATTAGCAACAGTATGGAAATTCACATCAATCAAAGTCTTAGAACTTTCAAAGTGTTCAACATCTACCTCTTCGGGTGAACCAAATTGTAATATTTTTCCTTCTTGATTAATAAAAGCCACGTAGCCGCATTCACTGCGAAAGGTTGTTTCTATAATTGGTTTGGTGGGATACGTGCCGTCATAATTTACAAAAAAAGTTGTTCCATTGTCTAGCGTAGGCGATATTGAAGCTTCATCCATAGAATATCTTATTGGTTTTGAGCATCGTATGGTTATTTCGCCGACGGATGAATACACATCTGTTCCCGCAGTATTGAGTTGTTCCGATGTCACACTAGTAACCGTGCCAATATAGTAGTGTCTATTGTCGTCTTCAAATACAAAATCTATTTCTTTTTCACGTAATATATACTTTAATTGACTGTACAATTTCGCATGTTCTTCGCGAGTATCTGTGGTTAACCCATACCCTACAGTTATCTCTCTAGGTTCCAAACGCAAGTTTAGAGGATCCACACCGTCTGATGTACCTATAACCTGCTCCGTTAGGTTTGAGTTGATTCCCTCTCGCCCACGTACGAAGGAAGTTCGATAACCAACTATACTTCTTTCTAAGTTTTGACCATGTACGTTCACGCTACATGCAGGTACTGCTAATCTTGCAAAATAAGCTTTCACGCTCATCGAACTCCTCCATTTCTTGAATTAAAATAATTCGTTCTTTCTTGTTCTTCACTAACATATTGTGCTACTGCCCTTGCTGCTTCTCTACCATCCAGATTCAAAGGTACCTCTATAACTAAAGGTCTGGAATTCACTACACCGTTGTCGCGAGTAATGGTGTCTTTCATATCTTTTACAATATCGCCGAGCTGTTCCAACATAGACGAATTACGAGACGTCATACTAGTTTCAGCCGCAAGAGTCATAGTTCTTCGTGCAAATAATCCATCTAGCTGACTTGATCCATTTTGAATTCCCGATAAATCTAACACTGGTCTAATGGTTGGTTGTGTATCTATATCGCCATTTATTATGTCCGAAATCTTGGCTATACCTTTACTAACTCCTTCAATTGCTGAATCAGCCATAGACCGACCCGCATTAGCCGCTATAGATCCATAAGTAAATAATGCATTAACAAATCCCATACCTGTAAAATCACCAATCTTATAAAACACTCTTGATGGCGAACGTATACCTAACGCTCTTTTAGCTGCTCTTTCTGCGGCATTTGCCATGGCGCTTGCTGCCGCTGCTGCTTTGTATGTGTTTTGCGTTATACCGTTTGTAAACCCACTTACTAAATAAGAACCCGAGTTATAAAACGAAGTGTAATAGGTTCTTATCGCAGACACAGCACCATTGAGTCCTGATGTGAAATGACTTGACATCGATGTTCTTCTTGATACGATACCGTTTATAAAATTAGTCATGAGTGTTTGTCCAGCAGCGTTAAATGCAGAATACCTACTTGTAATCGCTAATAGCGAAGCACTGATAACGCCATCAAACATTAAACGCACTTTCGATTCGTTCGAACGCACGCCGTTTATAAAAGAAGTGATTAAAGTTTGTCCTGCTGTCTGAAAAGCTGCTTTTTTGTTTGTAACCCCAGTCAAAGCTGTTTCGACCATAGATGTAACACTTAATGTTATCGATGATTTCCTACTATCGATTCCGCTAATAAAAGCGGCTATCATAGATTCAGCGGCGGCTGTAACTTTAGCGTTCGCACCTGTAAAAGCTGCAATAAATGAATCAACACTAGCTTTACCTAAACTAGCTAGACTATCGCTAAATGACGATATACCGCTTGAGTTGATTTCTGGTATGTTAATCATGAAATCTATGAGTTTTGAAAACTCTGTTGTGACGTTAGATAATTGTGCAGTAGCAATACCTTTAATGCTGTCGTAATATGCTTGCATGGATGTTCCGAATTTAACTAATTCTTCACCGAATGTACTTAAGTCGTTATTGCCTGTAAAAAGACTAATGAGACCTCCGCTATTTGGTATTTTTTCAGCTAAGTCTACTAATGTATCAGCAGCATTGGCTGACGCTTCCACTGCCGAACCATCTATACCTTTAACGCTATCTGCGTATTTTTTAAACTTAGGCCCAAATATAGCTAATTCTTCTGCGAATTTCGCTATACTGTTTTCGCCTGTGATTAAAGCTACTAACCCTCCGCTGTTTGGTATATTATCAGCAAACGCAGCCAGCGAATCCGCAGCATTGGCTGACGCTTCCACTGCCGAGCCATCTATACCTTGAATGCTATCTGCATATTTTTTAAACTTAGGTCCAAAGACAACCAACTCCTCGGCAAACTTCGTTATGCTGTTTTCGCCTACGATTTTAGCCAAAAAACCGCCCTCATTCGGAATGTTACTAGCAAATTCAGCAAGCGCTTTAGCCGCATTAGCTGACGCTTCCACCGTCGCACCGTCTATACCTTGAATACTATCAGCATACTTCTTAAAATGCGGCGCAAATTCAGCTAAGTCTTTTCCGAATTGTACTATTGACGTTCCACCTGTTAACCATGATGTTAGCGATTCTAAAATACTGGCCGCTGTCAATACAAGTATGGCTTCTGCTAGCGCTTTCACGCCTTTCGTTGCTGACTCATCAATATTCTTCAGACCATCAAGAAACGGTTTTGCGTTTTCCATAAATGCTGATAAATCTGAGCCTATCTGTGGAAATGAGCCTGACACGCCATTTAAAAATCCACCCGCAATATTACCCGCAAACGTCCCTATAGCCGTCCCTATTAGACCTAATGCTTGCGTACCTTCTTCCATTATCCATTTGAAACCGGGTATTTGCGCAATTGCGCCCATCGCAGCTATTATTGCGGCCAATCCGGCTACTACTATAGCTAATCCTGCTATACCCGCTAGAGCTGCTGGGATTGGTACTAACGCTATCAGCACCATACTCGCCGATAAAGATAACAATAACTTAGATAGTGCCGTCGCAACGCCTATGGTTGTATCCACAGGTAAACCGCCTAACACTAAAAATATAGCAGTAATTCCAGCCATTACAGCAGTCATCAACACGATTCCTATAATTGCTTTTTGAGCCATTTTCCCTACCGCAGCTAACGCCGCCATACAAACAATGATGGCTGCCACACAGGCAACGGTTCTAACTAGACTTTCAGGACTTAAATCGCCTATTTCAGTAAAGACCGCCGTAAAGAAATTAGATAACATTTCAGAGGCAACCCGAACTAATTCGGGCATCCGCGTTGATAGTACTTCTAACATACCAATTAATATGTCGAATAACTTGTTGCCTATAAGTGGCGTGTATTCTGCTAGCTTGGATAATGATTCATATATTAATGTAAGAAGCCCCTCTGCTAGTATACCCGCGGTTTGAACGAGCGCATCTACGGCAGCCTTTATCAAAGCTACAAGAGCTTTGCCGAGCTCTGGCGCTCCCTCGCCAATAACTTTAACGAACTCCACTATTCCTTTTGCTAATTCTATTAATATCTTCGGTATTAACATTGTTACATTCGTAATTATAAGTGTTAATGCGCCAGCTCCAGCAGCTCCCGAAACAGCTAACGCGGCCAAGCCTGCTGAGAAAACTAACATGCCTGCTCCCACTGCTAACGACGCTATTCCTAATAAGGTTATCACGGCTGCCAAACCTAACATGGCAGGTATCGCAGCTTTTAATAATATAGCTGCGCCCCCTATAATGGCGAATGTACCAGCTAACACAAGAAATCCTTTACCTATTGTCATCATATCCATAGAACCCATTTGTTTTAACACAGGTGTTAAAATACTAAGGGCTATCGCTATACCTATTAAGCCGGTAGCAACTAACGGTAAATTTTTAGGCATTAGATTCACAGCAAGGGTAATACCTAGCAACGCGAGCCCCATACTTGTTAAACCTTTTGCTATTTCACTCCAACTCATCGATCCTGCCGACTTAATAGCTACGGCTAAGATATTTAAAGCTGTAGCTATACCTATTAAAGCAACGCTTTTAGCTACTGTGTTTTTAGGCATGAGATTAAGCGCAAGCGTAATCCCCACCAGTGCGAGACCCATACTCGTTAGACCTTTTTCTATTTCGTCCCACTCCATTCCTCCGAAGTCTTTCATGGCGCTAGCAAATATCTTCATAGATGCTGCGATTGCGATTAGAGCGATACCTGAAGATATGATATGTTTAGCGTTACTTGTGAATTTGCTGAACATGGCTGTCCCAAGTAAAACAAACCCCATACTCGTTAAACCTTTTTCTATTTCGTCCCACTCCATTCCTCCGAAGTCTTTCATGGCGCTAGCAAATATCTTCATAGATGCTGCTAGTATAACGATCCCCGTTGCAGTAGTCATTGCTTTCGGTCCCATTTTTGCAGTGTTTAGAAATAAGGATACCGCGCCTAACAAGACGCCTACCCCTACCAAACCTCTAGCTAGTTCCCCCCAGCTAAGTGTTGATAAATCTATACAAGCTGAAGCTAAGATTTTAATAGCTGCTGCAAATATTACTATCTTCAACGCGCCTCTCATCATAGGACCTTCAATTTTAGATAAACCAAACGCCGTAGCAGTCAGTATAGCCATAAGACCAGCGATACCCACTAAACCTTTCGCTATCTCACCCCACTCCAGAGAACCAATTTTCTTAAGAGCGGATGCCAAAATTAACACAGCTATCGACATACCGACTAACATTGAGATCGTTTTAGCTGCTCCTACCGACAGTTTATCTATTTTAGAAAAGAGTGCCATTGATGCTAGGAGTTGAGCAAATAGTCCCGCCATCGCCGATAACGCATAAGCTAATTTCTTAGAGTCTATAGTTGATAAGACTAGCAACGATACTGCTAATATTCCAATTGCAGTAGCAATGGTCATGAGTGTTTTTGCTTTTAATTGTTCTTGCCATGTTGTTAGACTAGCTTTTACACCATCAAGTATCCCTGTGACTTTACCGAGTACATTATCGATAGCATCAAACGGTTCCTCTATTTTTTTAAGAAACTTGCTGATACCTATAGCCACTCCACCCAACGATAACGTATTAAAAAAATCTAATGCTCCACTGAAATCAGCGCCACGCAATGACTCAGCTATACCTTTTGATACACCACTTATAACCCTGAAAATAAAACCAAATACCGTCGAAAGTACCGTGCCTAACGCTTCAAAAAAACCAACTATACCTGAAGCCTCAGCCGATGCTTTTATCGACTTAAAAGCCTCTCCGATTTTCACTTTCATCTTTTGTGCTACTTCGGATACATAACTCATTCGTCCTGCCATTCCATCAAACAACGATGTAC